GTCATTACCCGGAGCGGGTCTCGCCGGAAGCGCTGGATATGTTCTGGCCGCAGGGCAGCCTCAAGCGCGGCATCCCGAAGATGTACTCGATCAAGGCCACCAGGAGGGCGGCGGACAGCGCGCCCAACCCCAATCCGCCCACCACGCAGCCGTTGCCGCCGCTCCACATACCGGAGCGGTTCCTGCTGGTCCTCAACCTCATGCCAGCGCTGGATCGCTTCTACACGTGCCAGATATACGGCAGCATCCAGCCGCAGCCGCTCTCCGAGATCAATCCAGAGACGTACGTCACCCGCTACTACAGCGAGCTGTTCATCGCCTGCTGCATGGTATTTCTCACCGGCTACCAGCGCGATTACGGGGCATCGGCTGACGATCCGCAGCGTGCCATGAGCTGGGAGGGGCAGTATCAGGCGCTGAAGAACGGCATTGCCCTGGAGGTTGGTCGGCAGCGTGGCGAAGGCCCCGGCTTCACGGCGCTGCCGCCTGCGCCGATCGCCCAGCAGCCGAGGTCGCCATAGAGGGATAGAGGGTGAAGCATGTCGCTCGTCAAGCCGCGCGCGGGACCGGGATTTCTCTCGCAGGCCACCCAGGTCCAGGCCGTCGGCAACTGGTATGCGGGCAACCTCGTGCGCTGGCGCACGGGCCTGTTGGAGAAGATGGACGGCTGGCACAGGCTGATCGAGGAATCGATCGGCTACGTGATGCGCCGGTTCCATGCGTGGCTCGACCTAGATAATCGCAAGAACCTTCTGATCGCCGCCGACGACGGCGTGCACCTCCTGGTGGACAACACGCTCTATCCGATGGGCCACGGCACCATGGTGTCGGGTGGCTATGTCGTGGAGGTCGGCGACAGTAGCGCTCGCGCCAAGTTCAGCGTCACATCCGGCTCGACCGAGGTGACGGTCAAGGTGCCGGTCCCCGCCGCCCTTGGCCAGACGTTTGCGTTCATTTTGCCGGTCTCGATTGGCCGCAGGATCATTCCGGTCGGGACGACCTTCAAGGTCAAGGCGCTGGTAGCCGGTGGCTTTACCTTTGATATGACGTTTGCTGCGACCGCAACCGAGACCGACGTGGTCGGGCTTCGGTTGTTCAACAACAATGCCCCCAACCAGCTGACGTGCACCTGGAACCAGCACGGGCTCGACCCGGGAATGACGATTCGCTTCGAGCAGCTCACGGCATGTCAAGCGGGGGTGAGCCAGAAGTGGGAGAAGATCAACTTCGTCGCCAAGGCCGGGACCCGGCTGACGGTTCTGGCTACGCCGACGGCTGATACGTTCACGCTGGGGATGGAGACGGCTGGCACCGGGGACGGAGCTGGGACAACCCAGCATCAGTTCTTCGACGGCGAGCGCGTCGGTCACAATACCGGCGATGCGGCGCCGTTTTTCACCTCGTTGGGAAACGTCATCGGGCTGATTGAGCCGATGCAGCCGGGTGATCCGCAGACCCAGGCATGGTTCCTGGGCAATCTGGGTCAAGACGGTCTGGTGCTGCAAGCCGGGGGACCGTTACAGGTCTATAAGCCGCCGATCGAGAACGGGTCGTTTCTGGCGTCGGTGGGGAGCACCACCTCACCGCCAACTGCGCCGCAGAAGAGCAACGGCTTCGTCGTTGCCATGCCGCAGGCGCAGGTGATCCTTTGGGGCAGCTCGGCCCAGGCCAATATCGCTGGCAAGTTCACCGAGGTGCATGATCCGCTGCTGATCGTCTGGTCGGACATCGGCACCTACGACGACTACCAGCTGTCGGTCAGCAAGCAGGCAGGTTCGTTCCGGCTCTCGCGCGGCTCCCGCATCATGGGTGCGATCCAGGCGCCGCAGGCCACGCTGATCCTGACCGACACCGATCTGTGGCTGATGAGCTATATCGGCCCGCCGCTGATCTACGGGTTCACCATCATCGGCAGCGGCTGCGGCTTGGTTGCGCCGCACGCGATCGGCACGCTCGGGCGCCTGACCATCTGGCAGGGACAGAAGAACTTCTGGGTATACGACAGTGCGGTGCAGCCACTGCAGTGCACGGTGTGGGACTACATCTTCAGGGACATCGACCCGGTCAACATCAACAAGTGTCACGCCGCGCCCAATTCGACCACCAACGAGATGGCGTTCTACTTCCCGTCGAAGACGACGCTGATCAACGTCGATCGCAATCTGCTGTTGTCGTCGCAGGACTTCGACGCCGCCAACTGGGCGCTGATCAATACGATCGCGCAAAGGCCGTCAATCTTCGAGAACAGGTACGTCTACGACCCGCAGCTGCTGATTTCCGGTTGGCTGGCGGCTGCCGGGATGTCGCCGATCAGCTGGCTCGATGACGACCTGCAGGCGATCCTGGAGAACATCATCCTGGCGCCAAACATGACCGATACGGCAATGCTGCTGTCGGAGCTTGCGGTCGACGGCTCGCATTCGGCCTCGCAGACCATCAGGAAGGCGCGCGAGAAAATCACCTACACGTTTTCGATCTACGCCCACAAGTCCTCGACCAGGAACCTTGCGCTGCGCGCCACCAGCGACTTCGGGGAGGTGTCTGCGACCTTTGACACGATCACCGGCAATCGGCTTGCGGGTGCGGTGTCTGGCAAGTTCGCGTTGCTCAAGGCGGTGGTGCTGCCTAATGAGCTGGGGCCGTCGCCTGATTGGCGCCGTTACGTGCTGACCTTCACCAGCGACGACTTCTCAAGCCTGAATGTTTTCATCACCTTGGCCAATGGCCAGACGCTGGCCTATCCGGGTGTGCCGCCGAAGGGTGTGCTGATCTGGGGGGCGCAGCTGGTGCTGGGTGGCGAGCCGCTGGGCTATCAGCAGACCGGGATTGTCGCGCACCAGAACGAGACGAGGTTCTACGTCAAGGTCAATCAGGCCGAGGGTATGGCTTGGGACAGTGGCGCGCTCTCGCGTTCGGCGTGGCTGGACGAGAGCGTGTGGGGACCCCCGCTCGGTGCGGACACCACGCCAATCCCGACCGAGGGCGCGCGGATACCGGTGCTCGATGAGCCGGTCCCGACCGTCTCGGAGCGCAACCTGATCCAGCAGCATGAGATCGGCTACGACGATGACGATGAGCCGATGCAGGGGGTGTTCGCCGAGACTGGTTATACCGAGCTGGGTGACGGCACGGCCGTGATGCTTTGTGACGAGGTGCATCCCGACCTGAAGTGGGCGGGCCGCGATGGCGCGATGAAGATATCGCTGCGGGCGGCGAACTATCCGCAGGGGCCGAAGCATTTGTATGGCCCGTGGTCGATGACCCCGACCACGCAGTGGTTCACGCCGCGGGTGCGCGCCCGCTACGTCGCAATACGCTACGACTGGGAGCCGCGCCTCGGGTTCTCGGCCCGCATCGGGGTGACCACCTTCAAAGTGAAGCCAGCGGGGAAGCTGCCATGAGGGCTGACGCCATCGTCAACAACCAGCTGATGATAGCGCAGGGCATCGCGCAGCTGGCCCATCACATCGAGCAGTCGACCGGCTACCAGCTGACCCCGGTCACGTTCAACGAGCTGCCGCTGGCGCCGCTGAAGGGAATGCTGGCGTGCGTCAGCGACAGCTCGCTGGCGACCTGGGGCGGGGTGATTGCGGGCGGCGGCACCAATACCGTGCTGGCGTTTTACGACGGAACGAACTGGGTGGTGAAATGATCCCGACGCCGGAAGCGCCAACCCAGGCGACATCAAAGCAGGAGATCGAGCAGATGATCGATCGTCTTGGCATGGCCTGGGCGGATCAGTTCAGCCAGAACCTGATGCTGACGGTGCGGGCATTGCAGGATTTGCACACTGCCTTTGGCGGCAAGTTCACCGGAAAGGACGTCACCCAGCTATGAGCGAGCAGTTCGAGCGATATCTGGCAGACTGTTATCGCCGTGATATCCTCGGCGAATCAGTGGAGGTCGCGATGCCCGCGCCCGATCCAGCTCTCATCCAGGAAGTCGAGAAAGAGATCGCGGACATTGACGCGCTGCGGCTGGGTGCGAACCTCGCCAACCGTAATTTCTGCATTTACCAGAACCGGCGTGCGTTGGCGTCGCTGCTGTTGCAGCTGAAGGCAGCGAAGGCAGAGGCGGAGAGAGCGCAGGAGGGGTAGATGCCGGGCCAAGGGCTGTTCAGCCTTATCAGCTGTGTCGAGTGTGGGACAGCTAAGCTGCGGCGCAATTCGGATATCAACAGGGCCGCTAAGTACAGGCGACCCATGTTTTGCGATATGGGATGTGCTGCCAAAGATCGTGGGAGGAAACAAAGAAATCCAATACCTTGGTTGCATAGGGATCGCGAGAGGCGCGCAGGGCGTCCGTGTCCGATGCATTGCGAGGTGTGCGGTGGAGGCAACAGTGGCAAACGGTTGCACTTTGATCACGATC